ATTGCTAATATAATAGTTATCGCACCATTAATAATAATATTAGTATATTTAATTTTATCATTTTCAATACTAGAAGAATTTAAACATGTTAAAATACTACTTCCCAATATAGTTGGGAATAAACAAATATTATTAATTGTATTATAAAAACCATAAGATAATTCACATAATAAAGAATTAATATAACATCTATCTCTATATTGTTTTAAAGAATCCATTTATATTAATAAATAAAAATAAATAAAATAATATAATAATTATTATATTATCCGTGATAGATACCTAACTCTTTGTTTGTCTTAGATGAATAATGACCTAATTGACGAACATTTCCAGCACCTTTATATTGACCGAGACGTGCGGATTTCCCTCTCTCGTAATCTGAATATACTTCTGAGAGCTTACTACCGATATTAGCAGCACTACTAACAAAATCCATATATAATATCTAATATATAATTATATTATTTTTTAAAATATAAAGAAATTAAATAATAACATATATCATTTAATAAATTATAAATTTTCTCAATCCAATTTGTATTATTATAAGTTACTAATTGAAAATGGATATATGAAATAGGACAATCAGTTATATATTCTAAATATTCATTCCTAATTGAAAAGTTAATTGATTTAATATTCTTATTTGCTAATAGTATTTCTCTATTTTGGTTATTAGTATAATTAATTGTGCTAAATAAAGGAATATCCCTATCAACCCAACATACAATATCACCAATACCAGCATTAGCAGAATATCTTGGTTCTAAATTATATTGAACATTAACATCATATACTAAATCAGTTGTTAAAATAACCTTAGTATATGGTAACATATTCACAAATGTCTCAGAATAATACTCGTTTGGATATATTAACTCATATGAACTCTTATTATATCCAAATAATGAAGCACAGTTTAAAGGATAAAAATATAATTGACCAGCAACAATACCATTACTAACAACTAGATAATATTTATTAGTTGATTTATTATAATTAAATGCTATTGGCTTACTAGTAGATGATAAAATAGAATTAATTGTATCACGTAATGATGTAGCAGTATAACTACCATTTGGTATTGTAATAGTATAATCTACATTTAAATATTTAATTTTAAATTGATTATTTTTATGAAAATCACTAACATTTAACATTGAATTCATCATAGTGAAATCAATTAATTTAAATTTAATTTTATCATTATTTTTAATATCAATATTAACATCTAATGGTATATTAAAATTATAATTTTGTTCATAACTCTTTTTAAATTCCGTAGAATAATAAAAATCTTGTATTAATTCCATATTCTATTTAATATAAGTTTTTTATTTATTTATATTGCGATGTTATATTATCAGCAATTAAATCTGAATCTTCAAATAACAGTCCTATAATAAAATGTCCAACTCCTTGACTAGAAATAGTAAAACCAGTATCACGTGATGTAAATGAGTCATTAACTTTAATTGTTATATTATTAATTAATTGAGGAGTTAATGCTAATGAATAATAACTATTATTAAGAAAACCATTACTACCAGCATGAGATACATATAACATTGGAAAAGCTTCTTTATCACTACAATATGTTGAATCACCATCATACATAAGATTTTTTAATTTAATATAACATGGTTTGGCTGTATTTTCATTAGCAACAAAATTTATAACTTTTAAATTAGTTCTATTATATAATTGAAATGGTGGAATATCAAAACTAAATTCATAGTAAGTAGTACCTCCATTATTCACACTAGAAGTAGCATAAGCAGTATTTAACCAGACTATTCTAGTTTTTTTATATTGGTAAGAAGGGTTTGTTCCATTATAATTATTATAGGGATTTTTGTCTTGTATATTATATGGTAATGGTTGATAATTATATTTGGTATCCATCATTGTAGTCATTATGCTTCTAATATTACTTTATCTTTTTTTTCATCACATGTTATTTCTAATTTACTGGGAAAATATATAGGATTATTATCTTTATCATATAAATAAGAGTCGGCTGGCTCCTTACATTCAATAATCTTAGATTCTAATTTATAACTTTCTTTTATTTTTAATAATTGTTCATCAGTAAAGGTATCTGTTAATCCTTTTTTACTACGAATATAAGCAACAACACTTATATATATAATATAAGGATTATCTTTAGCGATGTCGGCATGTATTAGGTTTGCTTGTGCATAAAGAATATCAAATTCAGCTTTATCTTCATCAGTAAATCCATCAGGATAAACAGTTTCTTTTAATACATTACTCTTAATCATATTTATCTATAAATATAAGATAGAAAAAAATTTAAATTTAATTTATAATTAATTCTTTATCATAATTCTTATAAAATCTAACTCCTTTTTTATCCATACTATTACTAATAATTGTTAAACAATTATTTTTTTCATCTGTAGCATGTTCATATAATTGAATAAAATCATCTTTTTTAACATAACCTGAAATATCATCATATATTTTATTTAATATTTGGTCATATGAAGATGATTTAAATATACAATAAATATCTGTATTTGTGCGAATAATAGGGGGTATTGATTTGAATGATTGTGTAGTAAAAATGAGATTAGTTTTTAAATGACGATGTTTAATAACAATATTATTAACTAGACTTTTTGCTTTCTTACTAAAAGCATTTCCTCCAATTAAATCATCAAATATAATCCATGTTACTTTTGGTTTAATATCATCAAATATTTCATCAGGTTCGCTATATTCATATTCTTCTAATATTAATAATTCATCATCATTTAATTTTTTAATATTTTTATTTTTTTTAAATTTATTAAATATTTTTTTATAATTAATATATTCATTAAAATCATCATCTTTTTGTTTAATATCCTGTAAGATATTAATTAATAATTCATCCGAATATTCTAAATGAATATCATTTTCATCTAATGATTTTAATATTTTATATACTTCATTTGCTCCTGATGATGCTGTTGGACATATTAATATAACTCGCATATCATATTCAATCCCATCATTATCTATTATCTTAGAATTCTCATAAAGTCTTAATAATTCGCATAATTTATATGTCTTTCCTGTTCCTTTGCTCCCAATATATAATGATGTATTAAATAATACTGGTAATGATTTATTTGTAGATTGAGGTATATTCTTTTTCTTAATATTTATTTTTTCAATCGTAATATCTTTGATATTTTTTTCAATTATCATTCTACTAATAATTATTATGAAAATAATTCATTGGCTAGTCTTGATTGATTTGCTTCATATAATTTTTTTTTCATTTCTTCTCGTGAAAATTTAACATTATTTTTAATCTTAGGTATTCTAACAATTTCTTCTTGTACTTCCTCATCAGTTCCTGATTCTTCAATCTCAATAGTGCGTTTAACAATCTTTTTACGACGTGTCCCTGGTACTCTAACTACTTCTTCAACAATTTCAGGTTGAACATTACTATTTTCTCTTTCTAGTGTTTTAACTTCAACTGCTTTTTTTGGTTTAGCTTTAGTTTTTTTAACTGATTCTACTGGTTCTGCTACTTTTACTGGCTCAGGCTCAGATTTAATTTCTTCTACTTTTGCTTTCTCGGCTTTAGCTGCTTCTGCTTTTGCTGCTTTTGCGGCTCTAGCTTTTGCTAGTAATTCAGCCCGATTAATTTTTGGTTTATCTGTAGTATTCATTAATGTCTATAATATAAATAATAGAAAAAAAAATTAATAATATCCAGCAACTTTTAAAGGATTCGCAGTTTTAACGTCAGCATAATCTTTTTTAGCATTATATTTTAATGTATTTAAAATTTGTAATCTACGTCCATCATAATTTTCATCTAATGGTCTAGCATGAAATTTAAAAGGGTCTTCAAATTTCTGTTGTCCAACTCTTGCATAGTTTCTAGATAAATTCTCAGCTTGTTGAAATTGTGGTATATTTTGATATGTATTAACTAATGATGGTTTTCTTATATTTTCAGCATCATATTCACTTTTAACAATTCTATTTAATTCATTATAAAATGTTCCATTATTTTTTAATATTTCAACCATTATTCTGTTTCTACTTTAACATTAGATAATTTATTAATATGTTTTAAAGATTTATTATGAGTTGATAAATGCTTTCTTGGTACATCTACATCGCAACATTCACATCTAATTCTTTCATTTGCTTTTCTATAAATTTCTTCTTTATTTTGCTCAAAATACTTTTTCTTTTTTTCATAAATTTCTACTTTATTTTTTTCAACATATTCTTTTTTTTTTAAAGCAATCTCTTCTTTATGTTCTTGATAATATTTCTTCATTCTTTCTTTTCTTTTTTCATCTGCGTCTTTATTTTTAATATTTAAAGTTGGTTTTAATTCTTCCATTAAATATCTTAATCTTGATTCACATTCATTGATATTAGCACATGGATATGTTTCAATCATTAAAACTTTCCAATTATCCCAACCCCCATTTTCTCTAATAGTTTCATAAAGTATATCATTATGTTTTATATGTTCTGAATCATAATAAATAGATTTATGATATGACCTTCTTCTAACTAATGTAGTGGTATGACCAATATACATATCCAAAACATTAGTATCATTACAACATATCTTATACATAATAATTTTACTATAATCTATGGGGGTTTTTGGCATCTATTGATATCTTATAATATCTTATAATTTTTAAATCATTTTTTATTTTTTTCTAATAATAATAAATGCTTTTTTGTTTTATTATGAGTAGATAAATGCTTTCTATTTACTTGACATTCACAAATTTCACATTTTATTTTTTCATTTGCTTTTCTATAAATTTCTTCTTTATTTTTTTCAAGATATTCTCTTTTTTGTTTAGCAATTTCTTCTTTTTTTTCTTCACGATATTGTTTATTATATTCAATGATTTTTTCTTTATTTTCTTCAGAATAATGTTTAACTCTTTCTAAAATTTTTGTTTTATTTTTTTCATAATACTTTTTTGATTTTTCAGCGATTTTCTCTTTATTTTCTTCACCATATTGTTTCTTTTTTTCAGCAATTATTTCTTTATTTTGCTCACGGTATTTTTTATTTTTTTCAGCAAGAACTTCTTTATTATCTTCTCTATATTCTTTATCAGTTCTACTAGGTATATAAATATTTAATGTTGGTTTTAATTGTTCAATCCAGTAACGTTCTCTTATTCTTGCTTCATTAACATTTTCACATGGATATTCTTCAATTATAATAATACTAAAATTAAACCATCCTCCATTTTCACGAATAAAACTATATCGTTTTAAATTATATTGTTTATTTTTTTCATTATTACAATGAGATTTATGGTCATATCTTCTTCTTATTATATCTGTTGTATGACCAATATACTCATCTGTAATATTAGCATCATTGCAACAGATTTTATATATAACTGTTTTAGAAAAATCAATAGGAGTTCTTGGCATGTATGATAATGTATTATAAATGTATGATAATGTATGATAAATGTATAAAAATCATTTTTTATTTTTTTTTGTTAAATAATAAATACTTTTTTAATAGACTGAAATGTTGCGGCCTGATTGAATATTAAGGACTTTTGATAATCTCGCATACATTACTGGGATACAGGTTTGTGAGTTGGAGGCACCATTGAAATTAGCATCCCATGAGATAGTTAGAGTGCTTCCTAGTGAATTTAAACCTGAAATCCAGAAATCCTTTGTATCTTGTATGGTAAGGTCTTCAATATGAGCAAAATAATACTTACAGAAATGGACTAGTGAAAATATACAGGCATTTATTCCATTCGTTCCTAAATCTACGTGATTATATCCTAATGCCTTAAGAGTATCAATATATATTTCTTTAGGAGTAAGAAATCCATAATTGATAGGTCTATTATTAATAGATATTCGGCTTTCTTTAATTGCCTGACCATTACGAATAAAAAAATATGAATTCATAAAACCATCTCCTAATTTATCAGTTCTAATTGTGCCAGTATTATCTATTTTTCCTAGAGGGTCTGCGACTATTTGGGACATATTATAAACAGTAGAGCCCGCATCATTACTACCATATACAATCATTGGTTTCCATGTAGAATTTTGGTCAGTCTTACACATAGTACATATAATTTGGTCTAATGAATTAGCACTCACGTTCCAATTGACACTAATACCAGTATTCTTTGTAGCAGATGCGAAACGAGCATTTAAATAAGAATAGAATCCAACATTTAAACCTGATGATGTTAATTTAGAAGCTTTTAATTTATAATATTCATCACTGGCAAATGAGATTACATCAATTGTAGCATATACGTTATCTAGTGTGAATGAGCCACCAGCTAGAGTTTGTGCCGTAGCATTAATTGTTGATGGGAGCACATATTGCGAAGCAAACTGAAATTGAATAAAAACATCTCCCAGGTCTGAAGTGTCCAAAACTTGTGGCTGCGCACTCCCAATAAAACCTAAGAAATGAGTAATCGCCCCATCTGCTTTAGAAGGAGCAGTTTGACCAGTTTTACACCAATTATCACCAGTAAAACTAACGTCTAAATTAGATGATGGGTCACTAGAAACAAATCTAAGAGATGGGTCAAACCACTCACATACATTTCGTTTTGAAAATTGGTCAAATGAAGAACCTTCTAGGTCCATTAGGGTATTATATAGGAAATTATAGGATGGGAGAATATCTACTGTATTTCCGTTAATAATAATAGAAATTCTTTCAATAAGACTAGAAGCATATCGTGGATGAATAAAAGTCCCTGTTGTTCCACTAGTAGTAAATTGATAGAATAAATTAAATGTTCTTAAATCTACTAATGATGAATTGGGAAGTTTAACTGTTATGATGTCATTTGGGGCAATACCGGTTGTGCGGTCAGGTGTCATTTTAACACCAACACGCGACATATTACCAACTAATTGTTTAATACGATAACTTAATGAAGTCGGGAATGAACTTGTAATATCAGCCATCTGTTTATCTAATTATAATATAATATTTTAATTTAAAGGAAATTCTGGGATTATAAAATCATTATTAGTAAAATCTCGTAATTTTTGTCTATATTCTTTAATAATTAATAAATTATCAGTAGATATTGGATAATCCACCAAAACATATTTATCTGATTCTGCTAATAATTGATTACGCTTAAATATTAAACTTAATCTTTTTAATTCTTTTTTTTCTTCCTCTACTATAATTTCGTTTGTTTCCATTATTATTATCCTGATATTTTAATATTAAATTGACCACCATAAACAGCATTATCAATAGTTATCTTAATAGCATTTCCACCACCACCATTCCAAATATTAGCATCAACATTTATTGTATTTGTTCCACCATTTGGATTTCTTAAATCACAAATACAGGCATATTGCCCACCACCACCTCCGAGAAAAATTCGCCCAAACCAAACTGCGTTTTGCCCTAAACATGTAATAGCAACGCATAAATAAGAAACTGTGCCTATTCCATCCCAAAATCCATTAGTAACAAAATACCAACCTGGTCCATTAGTTCCATCAAATGATGTTCTATAATCTAATGTAGTTCCATAATTATGATAATTTCTTGAACGAGTTAAACCAGTAATATTTACATTTCCATACATATCTGTATTTCCGTCATTTTTCATAATTACAATTGGACCATATGATTGTGCCGCTGATTTCATAAAATAGTGAGCATATAAATTCGCATCATTACCACATGAATAGTATGAAGTTGAATTAGCACCATAATACGTTCTATATACACCATCCCGAGACATATTCCAATTTCCAGTTGTAAAAGTTACAATATCTTCAAACCTTGCTTTCCCATTAACATATAATTTTGTAGCTGAATAACTATTATTACCAATACCCACATTTCCATCTTTATCTATGATAAATGATGTAAATTGTCCATTGGTATCTGCTCCTTCTAATTTTTGTTTTATTTGAAAGGTACAACCATAGTTTCCATTATCAGTAGCACTGATAGAACAATTAGGTTGATTTGTTGTTGTATCATATGTAGATAAATTTATTGTTGATGTAGCACCTGAATTACCTTGTGCCATAATGGTTAAAGCAGGATTAGTGCCTTTCATATGAAATTTAGTATATGGATTAGCTATTCCTATACCAACATTACCATTACCTTTTATTCTCATTAATTCATTATTACCAGTTGCTGCTGTGCTATTATTAGCAACATTAAATATAAAACTATCATCAATAATACTATTAATTTGTAATATTAAACCTCCACCATTTCCAAATCCTACAAAATTAAAATTATTATTTGTTACTTCATATAAACATATTTGTTTTGCTATTGCTTGTGTTTTTAATTGAAGAGGACAATTTACGATATTTGTCCCTAATCCTATATTATTATTACTTTTGATATAAATAGCAGCGTTTCCAGCTCCTGATTGAAGTATTAAATTATTTATACTTCGTATAACCATATCATTAGCAACGGCAGATGTTGAAAAATTATTAGCAGTGTCTGGTATTGCTATATTATTTCCATTTGTTGCTGTTAATTGGATATTAAGATTAATTTTATTAAATGTTAAATCTCCTGTCATAGTGCCACCTGATAATTTTAAATATGTATTTGATATTTCGCTTCCATTATAAATAATACTAGGTGTAGTTATTGATGTAGTCGCTGTTAAAGTTCCATTTACATATAATTTAGATGATGGATTACTACTTCCAATTCCTACATTTCCATTTGTTAATATTATCATATTTGGTATTTCTGTTGTGTTATTATTCGTATTAAATAATATTCCATTTTGAGATAATAAATATAAATTATTTCTTAATATTATAGGCGTAGCAGATGTGCCTCCAATCCCAATTGTAGCATTTGAACCAATATTATTCATAGTTATAATTCCTGCTCCTTGACTCGCATTTTGACTTTGTAATATTAAATTAATTGATTTATTAGTATCGGCAAAAATAGATGCTGTTGTATATGCTTCAAAATTATAATAAGGATAACCAATAACTGTATAATTTAATAATTGAGTTTTACCATTTACTGCTAAATCAGCAGTTGTTGTTATTGATGGTAAGGTTAATAAACCCGTATTATCTAATGTAGCAGTATTTGTTGGTCCTGAATACCATTTATAACTAGCATTAGATGGAGAACAAAACCAAAATGTATTATTAGTAAGATTACCAGTTCCTATTCCAATACTATAAGGATAACCAGTACCTATACCAGTTTGTAATAATATTCTATCTCCATTAAATCCTTGTGGATATGGTCCAGGATTTCCATATAATTGCGTATTAAAATACAATTGACCACTTAAAACCCCACCACTTTTTAATAAATAATTATTTAAAGTAGTTGATAATTCCTGAGCATTATAAATAATTGAATTAGTTGTTAATGCTCCAGTCATTGTAGAACCAGATTTTAAAACATAATTATTTAAAGTAGTTGATAATTCCTGACTATTGTAGATGATACTATTAGCTCTTAATGCTTTCCCTGAGTGTATATATATATCACCATCAACAGACAACCGATATAATGGATAAGCAGATGGATTTATACCAATCCCAACATTTCCAAATGAATTAATAGCAAATGCTGGAATAGATAATGAATTTTGACCTGGGACATTAAATACATGTGCTCCAGGTGTATTATAAATAATATTATTATTATGATAACCACTAACAATACCACCTAATCCAATATATCCCGCTGAATTATTTGTAGCATTACTAAAATTTATTAATGAATATGTAGCTGAACCCGTATTATTAACTGTTATTCCTAATGTAGATATTATTGGGATTGTTTGAGTTGTTAAAATATTAGAATTAATAAAACCTTGATTAACATTTAAATTATATGTATTTGATATATATTGATTAGCATATAAAACATTTTGACTATCAGCTTGATATATTAAATTACTTCTATCTCCTGTTGTAATTTGAAAATTAGAAGACTGAATATTAAAAGCCATATTGCTCATTCTAGTATTATAAAGAAATCCAAAAATAGCACCAACAACACCTAAACCAGCACCAACTAATCCATATTGAATAAATTTATTAACTGTATTACCTATAAGGTTTCTATCTCTAACATAAAATTGATTAAAATTATTAACCAACTCTGTAATATTTCCAGTACCTTGTAAAATTGCTACTCTTTGTTCTAATTCTCCAGCTATAAAATCAATTTCTTTTTGAAGTAATATAACAGTTTGATTTAATTGATTAATAGCAGCATATATAGTTACTATTTCATCATTTATTGCTATTATATCTCCACCAAATGTTACTAATGCTCCTTCAATTCCAGTTAATTGAATATCAGTATTTACTCCATCAGCTTTTAATTGTGCTACTTCATAATCCATATCATAATAACCTTCTAAAATAGTTGGTTGTAATATATTATAATTATGATATAAGAATAATTTTCCAGTATAATCTATTTTTGTTCCAATTTGATTACTATTAGCATATTTAAAAAATGTATCAAATTTAATTTCTCCAAAATTATAATTATTAGATAATATTAAATGATTCGTTGAATTATTTAAATTACAACCTCCAATATAATATAATACATT